GTGGCCCTCAGTGATACCAAACTTCGCAGCATCAATGCCAAGCCTTACAGCGGAGCTCCCGAAGTCACAGACGGTGACGGGCTGAGTGTCCGCATAACTCCTACCGGAACGATTACATTCCAGTTCCGCTACCGTTGGAATGGTAAGCCTGTTCGTCTGTCAATTGGCCGTTACCCCGCCATGTCGCTTAAGGATGCTCGCGTTGTAGTTGGCGAGATGCGCGAATTGTACCTCAAGGGACTAAACCCTAAAAATTATTTTGCCAAAGAAGATGGGGAGTTGACACTCAAAGAGTGCCTGGATCAGTGGTGGAAGAAGTATGTAGAAACCCTGAAGCCGAACACTCAGACGCTGTACAAGTCTGTTGTGTACAACACTATGTACACAGAATTCCCCGATGCTCCTGTAGTCAACATACCTGTTTCTGCATGGGTAAGGTTCTTCGATAAACAGGAGAAGAAGAACGGTAAAAAGGCGAGGGTGCTGCTTCTCCAATTACGGTCCGTGATGAACTGGTGTATCAGCCGACAGTTGATCCCTTCATGCGAAGTCCTGAAGCTTAGTGTTAAGACTATCGGCAAGAAACCTGATGTTGGTAGCCGGGTTCTCACTTATACCGAGTTGGCAAAAATCTGGTTGGCCCTGGAGAACAACAAGATCGTTACCTCCAACAAGGTGCTTCATCAGTTGCTATTACTATGGGGGGCGCGGCTGTCAGAACTTCGCCTGGCTACCGCAAATGAGTTCAACATGGATGATCTGATTTGGACAACTCCATCGGAGCATTCCAAGATGGGGAATGTGATTCGCAGACCTATTTTCGACCAGGTAAAACCTTTCGTTGATAGGCTACTAAATGCTGGGAATGATGTTCTCTTCCCAGGCCAGGAGCTGGACAAGTCAATAGATCGTTCGTCAGCAAATCTCTACATGAAAAAATTAAGGGATAAAATTGATATACCAGAGTGGCGAACACACGACTTCCGGCGGTCGCTGGTAACGAATTTGTCAGGGGAAGGGGTTATGCCCCATGTCACCGAAAAGATGCTGGGGCATGAGCTGGGAGGGGTGATGGCGGTGTATAACAAACACGATTGGCTTGACGAGCAGAAAGAAGCTTATGAGATATACTATGACAAAATCATGTGGCAAGTTGGTAGATTAGATAAATTCTAGTTTTAGTTAGTTGTAAATCTATGATGAGTAATATAGGTTGTATCTAAGTTACACGGCATTATAAAGGGTGGTGGTTTTTATAACTTCCGTGCTAAGGCCTGTTTTTACTGAATTTATGGCGGTTAACGATGAACAAACAAAAAATAAAACCTGTTATAGGTAAGCGCAGTAGAATAAGGGCGCAAGTAATAACTGCGTTGAATGACAATAAATACACAATGAGGAGTTTGGGCGGTATTGCAAAAGAAATGAATATTACTGAGGATGAATTAAAGGCTATTATCTCTAAGGATAGCGTTTTATCAGCGGAAATAAAAACCATGCCTTTTCGGTCCAAAGATGGGAAAACTTTGGTTATGTCTAAAGATAGGTTTTTTAAAGAGGCACCCTTTAAATACAAATTTATTGATTTCTTTTCATCTAAGCTACCTGGTGTGAAAGATGAGTGAGGCTATTAAATTAATCCCCGATGCAATTAGTTCAAATTATGGGCTGATTGTTGTCGCAATTTTTGGGGGGTTAGTTTTGACGGGGTTAAAACTATCAGATCATTTCAATAGAGATAAGAAGGACAAATATCCATTCTTTCAATATATTGCATTCTTTTTGTTTTTAATTATTGGACTTCCAATACTTGGCGCGGGTATGACGTGCGTGTATCTTCTGAACGGAGATAAAATTAGTCCTCTTTTGGCACTACAAATTGGATTGTCATCTCCAGCGTTAGCGCAAAACTTGATAACTAAGGCCGCTGATAAGTTAGCTAAGAGTACAGCTCCTGTTTTAGCACCTGAACAGTAATATAACATCATTCAACATGGCGAGGAGCGATAGACATTCTCGTCATGTTGAATAAAGATGGAGATGAAAATAAAATTGATTATCCCGGTTAACGCATCAACTGTTGCTGTTAACTCCACCATTTTCTATCCATTGTGTTACTGCTTTTCTACTGTATCGGGTCGGATATGTCAAAACAGGCTTTGGGAAACCGTGATCCTTTCGTAATCTCCAGACAGCTGTTTTTTTCTTGCCGAGTAGGTCGAATACTTCCTGCTCTTCCATAAAATCATTCGTAGTCATAAATTACCTCAATAATTCATTTTACGCTGGAATCAAACGATGCCAGATTGCTGAAACATATTTAGCCTGGTGTTTGGCATCAGCAAGCGCGTTATGCATATCGCCTTCAAATGGAATATCGCGACGTGGGTTGATGCCAATAGCCCGACCTAATTCGACGATTGTTCGCACATCGCGATCATTCCAAAATTTCCAGATGCAGGGGATAAACTCACGGTCATAGCTGGAACGCAGAATGACGTTGTCAAACGTTGCACCATTCCCCCACACTTGGACTTTATCTGGAACGGAATTATCACGAATGAAGCAATTCAGATCGCATAATGCAGTAATAAGATTCGTAGCCGCTTCTTTATCGCAAATGGCCTTTCTGGCCTCTTCGCTTTGCTGCATCCACCAAATAATTGTTTCAGGGTCAGGAACGGCACCGCCATCTACCGCGCTTTTAAGGCTGACTACTCGGTAAAATTCTTCCCCGAGTTCGCCAGTTGAGGGGCTAAAAAATACCGCACCGATAGAGACGATTGGTGCGTTTGGTTTATTGCCCATTGTCTCAAGGTCAATCATTAAATGGTTCACGTTAAATATTCTCCTGTGTCGGCGCTGGTGGAACGACTGGTAGTGGCATCCAGTGGGTTATTTTGTCCTCCCATACAAATCCTGGGATAAACTCCTCACCATTAAACAACTGCACATCGAAGTCGCAGCCATCTGTAACAAGGTAATCCCCACGTACTGGCAACCGCTCGCTTACCGGAATCCATGTATCCGACACGGTAACGACGCTCTGCACCGAGTTCAGCACGGGGGTATCATGCGGGGCGGCTGCGAGCATGGACTTGTACGTGCCTTTTGATGATGGATTCTTGGTGCCAATGAAGTGCAACCACCCGGCATCAATCATCTCTTTTGTAGGCTCAATCGGCACCAGCATGTAACCATCCGGAATTACCGGAGAGTTGCCCAACTTGTTAGCCGTCGTTACAGTTTCATCCTGGAGCATGGCGGCGCGGCAGGCGTTCCAGCCGTCCTGATATCCGTCGTGATAATCGTCAGCAACGCCACCGCATGGCATTTCCTCCGGCGCTACCGGCGCTGGCTGCTGCGAGATGTAGAGCCAGTAATTCCCAGCTGGCAAGTTCTGGCCTTTAACAGTCCAGGCGACGAGATGATCAGGGCAGGTTTCGCAACCAACATTGAAAACTCCAACGGCGTCACCGGGCCTGAAAATACCGTCATCTGCAACCGGCTCGCTGTCCATCGCGGCTTTACGGCGTTCCTGAAGTTCACGCAGCCACGTCGCTAATTGCTCGTGTTGCACAGCACAGGGACCAGACAATGATGCAGCACGTTCAGTTGCGTGCTGAATTGCCTGCTCAAGTGTTAACTGGTTATTGATCATTGCTTTGCTCTCCTGCGGCGTTTGGCGTTTCGGCGTTCTGCGGCCTTCCCGGTATGGCGATTTGAAACCGGATAACCCTGCGGACTAAGTGCTTCGCTCAATCCCTTCCATTCCAAGGAAGCAGTCCCTATAGAGGCAAGAGCAACTGCTATTGCCATTGATGATTTACGCATCACTTAGCCTCTCCGAATGCCTGAATGCAGGTGGTTTTGCCAACGAAACGGGCCGGACCTTTTCTTTTTGGCTGACGATATTCACCTTCGAACCGGTAGATGCCGACAGCAGCACATGGGCCATCATGGCGAATTAACTCCCAAATAAAGTTCCCTCTGTCAGTGAAATATCCAGGGCCTTCACCAAACGTTGGAAAGTCGCTGTAAACCACGTCCATATCACCATGCTGACTGTTGATAAAAACGAACCAGCCTTTATGCCGCTCCCCCGGCCTGGCGTCTAAGTGTCCGAATGTTTCGTGTATAACTGCGGCGGCCCTCGCCGCTGTAATTTGCTCCCCGATTTCGCGCATCACTCAGCCTCCCACTTGATACCCTTCGCGGTCAGCTCAGCCTTAACGTCTTGGCTATAGTTAAAAACGCCATCAGACCATACGTATCTGCCTCCAGACACAACCTGCCGCAAGTCGGGCAGCTTCACGGTGACGGTGCGGGACTCCAGCTCGGCTAACTGGCGTTCAGCCAATTCCGCGCGAGCATCAAGCGTTACGTTTGCGGCACAGAGTTGTTGCTCTGCTTCTTCCAGCACGGCGATGCGCTGGCGCTGAGCGGTAATTTCATCGAAAAGCGCGCAGGCGATATTTCCCTGCTGAGTGGCCAACTGCTGTGCCTTCTCCAGCGCCTCTACCAGCGCGTCGAGGTCTTCGAGCTTTACAAACGTAATGCTATCCCCAAACTCTTTTACGTGGGCTGAGCGGCGCTTGAGGCTGGCAATCAGTCGGTTGATATCAGTCATGCTGCACGCTCCATTTCTACCAGCCCGACACGAACCGCATTCAGGATGCGATCGAGATATTGATATTTCGGATTGGGTACAGACGGCCATCCGGCATACCAAGGGTCGTCGCCAAACAATTTCAAAAGCTTGTCCCCAACGATAAAATCACAACAGTTCGCCTTCACATCCTCCGCATTTTCGGCCTCTATCCACATTTCACGGGCATCACCCTTATCAATTTCCTGTTCGCGGCGAAGCTTGATGATTTGCGATTTAACGAATTCAAGGTTGGCGTCGTTATCATCGTCAACCGAGCTTTCAAGCCGCGGAGCTAAACACCCGATCAGGTAGTCATTGCTGACACGCTTAATGAACTCCTGAACAGTGTCACCTCCCATCGCAAACCATGCGCCAGTCCATGCCTGTCCGTAGCAGGTAACAGTGATTCTTCCCTTTCCTGGCTCATAGTTTTCAATCATCACCCGAACAGGGTCTAAGCGCTCAGCGCCGGTGATGGTGAAAGACAGAACATCCATTTTTTCGATAGTGATGCTCATTTGTCGGCCCCCTCGCGCAGCTGCTTGGCGAAGGCGTCAGCGGCACCTGCAACCCCCTCAGCGACAGCATCAAAAAACTGGTCATCACCAGGAATTCGAAGTTTTGCTGCGAACTTCTCAACTCCGCGCGCCTCGGCTTCGGCTACGATGCGATCGGTGGCGGTGGTTGGCATTCGCTTAGCGCACAGGATTTCGAATGCTGCCATCATTGCGCGCTCCGGAACCTCTTCATCGGCAAAGAACGCATCCAGCGCCTCCATCATTGCAATTCCGTACGGTTCAGGTCTGTATTCCTTCAGCGCCACATTCTCCGCTGCCGGCTGCTTCACCCAGTCCTGCAGGTCTACGCCAGCCGGGCAGCCTGAAAGCTCGCGGCATTTCTCGATAGTTAACAGTGCTGCTGTGAGTTCGTTTTCGTTATTCATGCCTGAGCCCCTTCTAACGCCGCTGCTATCTCTTCGAAAAAGCCATCTCGGGTATGGCTGGTCATTGCTGGTAAAAATACGGCCATCAGCCTGTTTGTGTTGCAGTTCTCATCGTCTGCGAACAGAGCGATTTTTTTATCCAGGCGCACCTTCGCTTCCTGCAACTGCTCGTTTTTCTTGTTAGTGCGCTGGATATAATCAGCGATGATTTCTATTGCCTTGTTTGTGTATTTTTCGACGTGCTCAGTCATGTGAACCACCTATCGCCTCAATCGTTTCCAACAACAACCGGCGGCGTGTATTTTCTGCAAAATGACGGCGCCCGGTTTCTTTGTGGTAAAACTCGTTTTTGCCGACGACCCACATTCGCTCTGTCTGGTGCAGTTTTTTTACCTTCGGACCGTCTTTGGTGATCACGGTACCGGTATGGGTTTTTACGATTGTCATACAGCCTCCCCAAGCACCCAGCGCAGAGCCGCCGCGTATTCACCGCTGGAACCTTCGAGGGCTTTTGTGATTTCTTTGCGTGATTTGAGACGTGACTTCGTTTCGCCAAGCACAGCGCGCTGACGCCGGGCTTTTTCATGGCCAGTCGTGCCAGCAGTTGCCGCTTCGATTTCAGCGACCTTCTCCCGCTGCTGTTCTGGTTTAAGCGATACCAGCTGACGCGCCTGGGTAACGGTGACAGTTCCAGACTCCACCGCATCGCGAACAGCCTGAGTAGCGTCCAGCAGAGAAAGCGTTGCACGAACGGTCTGGACGCTACAGCCAAACATCAGAGAGAGGTCTTGCTCGTCGTGTCCACGTTCCAGCGCATCAGCCATTTTTTTAGCGCGGCCCAGCGGCGTATCTGCCTGGCGGATTTCGTTAGCGCTTACCATCGCCTGTGCCATACGTACTGCAGAGCCACGTTTAGTGACAGCTGGTACCATCAGCAGCGGTTTACCCTCTTTCGCTAACCGCTTGTTCGCCTCGATGGTGTGGCGAACGCGCTGGCGACCATCGACAACACAGGAGCGCCCTGTCTCCGGATCTTTCCAGACGATGATCGGCTCAAGAACGCCCTGGTCCATGATGTTCAGTACCATCGGCTCATTGATTGGCAGATGGATCCGCTCGTCGTAAAGCGGATGCGTCTTATCGGTAACCAGGTGCAGGTTTTCAGGTTCGAACGTCAAAACGTTCGTTTTGCCACTGGCGCCGTATACAAGCTTTGAGTCTTTTGCCATCAGAGTGCCTCCACGTTACGAAAGCTGGTGGGGCAAATTGCTTTCAAATCGCGCATTGCTTCGAGGACATGCAAATTTGTGCGATTCTTAGTGTGTCGCTCGGTCAGACGATCACACTCTTTCGCCCAGGATTTGACCTCTGCGAGAAGGGCGTCACGTTCGGCGCGTGTCTGGCGCAGAGCTACATTTGAAACATCTAGGACGGTAGCCAGTTCCTTGATGATTGCTGCCTGTGCTGGTGGCATAGTTTTAGCTATTTCGTACGCCTGTTTAATCAGTTGATTTGCTGTCTTAGCCATCTTTTGTTCTCCATCTGACGCGCTGCAACGCGTAAATTTAGGGTGCAGCAACCCAACCCATGAGAGTGGGTGAATAGCTTGGTAAAATTTCTTGCTGATGGGGGACCGCCACTGCAATGGCGGCACGTTAGTTCTCCACACAACGGAAAGAGCATTCCGATCTTCTACCAACGCCCCGTCATAGCTTTTCGGCGCATCCACATGGCGCTTGGGTTTCAGCATCGTGTGGCGGGAATGCTCTTACCTGTTGTGTCCCGGACTCTTCCCGGGTGTCACACCTTTTCGCCGCGCTGGTGGGGCGCACGTCGTGCCTGAAACACTTGGCTTGCACATTCCGGTGTTCTGAGAGTTGATGGATAAAGGAACTCTCAGGCCGCTAACGCTGCATGTGCCATACAACGTCTGAGAATATTGCCGTTCTCAGATACAATGGTAACCACAAGTACCTTTGATGTTATTAAAGGTACCTTTAGTTACTTGATGGGTCAAGAGGTGGATGTACTTTTTGTTACTTCGATAGGTAAAAAAAACCGGGCATGTACCCGGTATTTTTAGAAAGATAGGGGTTAAATATTTTGAGTTATCTGAACAACTTTACCCACAATTCTGCAGTTACCATCAATCTGTATTGGCTTAAATGCAGGGTTTAAAGGCATGAGATAAGAATAAGGACTATCCCATACTAATTTCTTAACTGTCGCCTCAGCTGAACCTTCAAGAATAGCTACAACTATTTTTCCATAAAGGTCATCAAGTTGCCCATAATGTGGTTCAACAATGACGATCGAACCTTCTGGAATAGAGGGTAATCCATGAGGATTTGTCATTGACTCACCTCTAACTACTAAACCAAAAACCTCGTCGGAAACATTTGCAGTGGTTTGCGTCCATGAAATCACATCAGAAAGCCTTGAGCATGCATAAGTATCAGTCCACATCCCAGCTTGAACAGCGGAGATAATAGGAACTGCCGTTGGTGGCTTAAGGAACGGAATAACTTTTGTATCATCCGGCGTTTCCTCGCCTTGACCATATAGGATCCATTCTGGAGTGGTCTGTAGAGCCACCGCCAGCTGATGCAGATTCTCACCATCAGGTTTAGTAGTACCGCTTTCCCATTTTGTTACGGAAACACGGCTTACCCCTAAGCGTTTAGCCAGGGTCTGCTGTGTTATGTCGAGCTGGACTCGACGGGATCTTATTCGGTCTTTCATCTCTGTTTTCATGTAACCAATGTTACATTGATTCCTTGTAACTGTTGTTTGCTATTTAATGTACCTTTTGTTACCTTTAATGCGTAAGCTAACCAGGAGGAACCATGCATAAATCAGAAGTCATTGAACACTTCGGAGGGGTATCAAAAACAGCAAGTGTTCTTGGGATTTCCCATCCGGCAGTTTGCCGATGGGGTGAAGTCATCCCCCAAAAACAAGCATTCGTCATCGAGCGAATTACGAAAGGTAAGCTTAAGTACGACGCCAGCCTGTACCAAAAGGGTACAGATTCAGCTGCCTGAAAGTAACTACAAAAGGAAAATCAATATGGTAGAGCCAAATCTTAAAGAAGCCGTCAAAGCGATGTGCAAAGCATATCCTGGTGGGCGCGAAGCAATGGCTGGTGCACTGGGAATGACGGTGACGCAATTTAATAACAACCTTTACGAGAAAAATGGTTGTCGTTTCTTCGAAGTCAGTGAACTGGAAGCGATGGAAGACATTTCCAACACAGCGCTACTGGCTGACTACTTCGCCCGACGTTGCGGTGCTCTGCTGGTGGAGGTTCCACACCTGGAAGAGCTGGACCGCGTGGACTTGTTCAGCCGGGCAATGCGTACCTCTGCCGCCAGGGGACAGGTTGATCAGATTATTGAACAGGCGCTTGAAGATGGAGTTATCGAAAGGCATGAGGCCGAAGAAATTATGGTGCATCACCGCCGCCATCTTGCTGCGCGTGAAGAAGAAATCGCGGCAATTATCACGTTGTTTGCCCGCAAAAAGAAGTGACGCCAGCAGGTTGCAGCCTCTGGCGTCGTGGCGTGTCGTTATCAGTGGAGATTACTAACGCATGAACAGTTTACCAACACAGTTCCGCAGGTCGCAACTTATAGCGCGTCCGGTTCCTGGTGGGGCAGATCCGGTGCAGTTCGTGTATGGGGTAAGAGTACCAGGCGGGTTTGAGCCTGTCTGCTACCAGTTTGCTCAGTGGGTGGTAGGGGACTTTAACGGACAAGTGGGGAGCGTATGCGAGAACTCAACCGATGGTTCAGAGATCACTACGGTGCCCCGGTCAGGGTCATTTGCTGGGAGCCCCAGACACAGCGCGTTATATACCTGCGTGAAGGGTACGAGCATGAATGCTTTAGCCCCCTCGAGCAGTTCAGACGAAAATTCAGGGAAATAGAGGGGTCTTATGAGCCTGTTAATGCCATCAAGGCCGATAGTCATCAATCCTGACCTTGCGTACAGCATTGGCCTGAATGAAGCCATTGCGCTGCAGCAGGTTAACTACTGGCTGCAGGAGACTAACTCAGGGCTGGAGCGTGACGGCGTACGCTGGATCTACAACACAACAGAGCAATGGCTGGAGCAATTCCCGTTCTGGTCTGAATCCACTCTGAAGCGCACCTTCACCCGGCTGAAGAGCCTGGGCGTGCTTAAAGTTGAACAGCTGAACAAGTCCCAGCGCGACATGACGAACTACTACACGATCAACTACGACAGCTCGCTTTTAGATGAGGTCAAAGTGACCAAATCGAAGAAGTCAAAATGCGCCGTTCCATCAGGTCAAAATGACACGATGGAAGAGGTCAGTGTGAAACGCTCCACCGGGTCAAAACGAACCGCTGTCATCAGGTCAAATTGGCACGATGATCTTACAGAGAATACAACAGAGAGTACTACAGAGATTACAGGTAAAGACTCTTGTCCGGTTGCGCTGCAACCAGACCAGACCGATCCGGCAGATCTCGTTCTCGATCATTTCAATCGGGTAACCAACTCGACCTATGGCAAGGGGGGACGAACCAAAACGACGCTGGGTTATATCCGGGGACGCCTGGCCGAAGATTACAGCCCTGAAGACCTGATGCTGGTGGCTGACTACCTGAACGCGAAATGGGCTCAGGATCCGAAGATGAGCGATTACCTGCGGCCCAAAACGCTGTTTGCTCCCGAGAACTGCGTCGAGTATTTCGACAAGGCAAAAAAATGGGAGGCTGCCGGACGCCCAGCCTGGACTGGCGGCAAGTGGGTTAAACAAGACACGGCGTTCAAGTCTAGTTATTCCGACGTGGATTATTCAGTGCCAGCGGGGTTCCGCTCATGAGTAAGCCATTTTTGAAATGGGCTGGTGGAAAGTATACCCAGCTGGCTGACCTGTTCGTGCATATCCCGGCAGGGAAACGCCTGATAGAGCCATTCGTTGGTGGTGGGTCGGTATTCCTGAACAGCGAAAAGCACGCAGATTACCTGCTGGCGGACGTTAATCCGAACCTGATTAATCTGTATCAGATGTTAGCTGTGGTGCCGGATGAAGTGGAATTAAAGGCCCGCTGGATGTTCGAGCACATGCGGTCACCAGATGGTTATGAGCTGATCCGTTCCGAGTTCAACGCTCAGACGCTGGATGCTACTGAACGCGCAGCTGCATTCCTGTATCTCAACCGGCATTGCTTCAATGGCCTGATGCGCTACAACCACGCGAACAAGTTCAATGTGGGCTGGGGAGGCTACAAGGCTCCGTATTACCCGATGGATGAGATGAAAGCCTTCGCTGCTATGGCGCATAACTGCGTATTCATGACCGCTGACTATCGCCGAACTATCAGCCTGGCCGGGAAAGGGGATGTGGTTTACTGCGATCCGCCTTACGAACCGATGCCGGGAACAACCGGATTCACTGCCTACGCCGCTGGTGGTTTTAGCTGGGAGAACCAGGTGGACCTGGCGAAGCAATGCGTATCTGCCTTTCACCGTGGCGCTCGGGTAGTGATTTCTAACTCATCTGCACCGAAGGTTCTCGACCTGTACCGGGAGCATGGTTTTAACCTGCAATTCATCAACGCGCGCCGTTCGATCTCCTGCAAAAGCAGTACGCGGGAAGTCGCAAAAGACGTTGTAGCGATCCTTTAAGGGGGCTAAATGAAACTGACTTTACCATTTCCACCGAGCGTAAATAGTTACTGGCGCGCTCCGAGCAAGGGACCGCTGAAAGGCAGGCATCTTGTAAGCGAGACAGGGCGAAAGTTTCAGCAGGCAGCGAGAGCGGCGATTATTGAGCAACTGCGGGCCGTTCCCCGGCCATCCTCTGATCTGGCCGAGGTTCACATTGTGTTGTATCCGCCGGATGAGCGCCGTCGGGATATCGATAACTACAACAAAGCGCTGTTCGATGCCCTGACCCTAACAGGCGTCTGGGAAGACGACAGTCAGGTTAAGCGTATGCTGGTGGAGTGGGGGAGCATCGTGAAGAAAGGGAAAGTAGAAATCACCATCCGACGTTTTCGTGCAGCTGCCTGACGTGGAGATGATATGAGAGCACTATTAACCCCTGAGATTGCCCCACGCATGGGCGTTGTTCTTCTTCGCCCAGGCGCTGATCTCATGCCGATGTTCAGGAGAGGGCGGATACTGATTGAGCCTGCACCGGAAAAATACAGCGACTATGCAACCGGCGTCATTCCTCCCGCCACGCAGCCACTGGCAGAAGACCCGGTTTTGATACCTGTATTCGAAAACAAAGACGTCATTCTGCGCGCGGGTGGTATTAGCTCGCTGGAGGCCGAGCTGGAGCGTCGTTTTGAATGCCAGTATCCGCACGGCTCGTGGCACAGCGAAAATTTTACGCTGTTACGGCATGAGCCTGGCAGCATCCGCCTTTGCTGGGCCTGCGATAACCTGCTGCGTGATCAGTACACAGAGACGCTGGCAGGCATTGCGCGTGGGAACCTGGTATCCTGGCTGATAACGGTCATCCGCTCACAGCTGGGGTTCAACGAAGGCCATCAACTGACGATCCCGGAGTTGTGCTGGTGGCTGGTATTAAACAATCTGGCGCACGTCATTCCTGAATCGCTGGCCCGGAAAGCCCTGCGATTGCCGGAAATTAAGCATCAGCCGGTGATGAAGGAGAGCGATATTGTGCCGGAGCCAGCAGCGAGCGAAGTGGTGCAGAAAAAGATTCTCGGTCTTCGAGTAGATCCTGAAACTCCGGAATCATTTATGCTGCGACCAAAGCGCCGCCGCTGGGTAAACGAGAGCTGGACGCGCTGGGTTAAGTCCCAGCAGTGTGTCTGCTGTAACAAACCAGCAGATGATCCCCATCACCTGATAGGCCACGGACAAGGTGGAATGGGAACAAAAGCGCATGACCTGTTTGTGTTGCCGCTTTGCAGAGCGCATCACGACGAGCTGCACGCTGACACCGTGGCATTTGAGGAGAAGCACGGCTCACAGCTTGAGCTGCTGTATCGATTTTTGGATCGTGCGCTGGCAATCGGCGTCTTAGCATGAACAGTGGAGAAAACATGCGTGATATTCAGATAGTTTTAGAGCGTTGGGGTGGATGGGCTGCGAATGATAGTTCCGGAGTCGATTACTCATCAATAGCCGCTGGTTTCAAAGGACTTCTTCCCCCAACAAGCAAATCCCGTCAGTCATGTACTGACGATGACGCTCTTATTATCGAGGGGTGCTTAGCGCGTCTTCAAAAACGTAAGCCCTATGAGCATTCGCTGTTGGTTGCGCATTATCTATATGGTATCTCGAAGCGGAAAATTGCTAAAGCGCGAAAGAAGGACGAGAAGCTGATACGTATTGAAATACAGATGGCTGAAGGTTTCATAGATGGTTGTTTGTCTATGTTAGACGTACGATTAGATATGGATTGAAAAAAAGGGCACGGACGCCCTTTTAAATATACGGTAAAATCCAATTAATTTTACGCCAAGTAAACCCAAACATTATAATTGCTACTATCAATAGTGATAATGATTGAATGATGAATATGAACTCTATTTTTTTGTCATTGTAAATTAATTGCTCGCTGGCAAACATGGCAATAAGTGAAATTAAGCATGCTGTAATTAGTGTCGCTCCAGCAGCTAATAAATTAGTTACTATACCTTGAAGTATGTTGTTGTTTTTTAAAGCTTTCAAGACCCCATTTGAATTGGCGCTAGCTGCACTGAAAATCGAAATAGTAGCAAGCACAAAACCAAACAAGATTCCTGAAACAGTAGAGATGACCCCTGCTGATGTGAGAATGTCATTATGTTGCATTAAAGGAACATACTTCAATAACAAGTATGTCAAAAAAATGCTTCCTATTATATTTGCTATATATCTCAATAACATAAACTATACCTTCTTAATGCTTATGTCGTACTGCATAAGGTAACCATTATTATCAATTTTAGCAGAAATCATCGCTTGGAGCACATCGCTATCTGTGCCATAGCCGTTTACGGTATGTATATTTTTTTCCGAGATGAGAACCTGTTCAAGCAGACTCTGCTCAGCAGTGTTTTTTGGCTGTGTTACTGCTGCTTTTTTGACAATATTCGGCATTTTTTCTAATAATTCTTTAATACCATCTTTTACCACATCCGAAAGGTAGCCTTTAACTTTAACTCTTCCAGAAGCTCTCCCTCTAAGATTGATTTTTAAATGCGTACCACCAAGACCAATCATCATATTTAATAGTTCTTTCGAAAAAGAACTATCTAACTGATAATTAGTCACATCGAAGTTTCGTGGAGCAGCGAGGATAAGTTCGCAGCTTCTAAGTGTACTTCCTGTTTCGAGAAGTTCTTTAATACTTTCTTTCTTCCAAATGGCTTGGAAAGAAAAATTGTTTCCAGGCTGTCCACTTTGGCTATAAAGAAGATAAGCGAGATCAGATTCCTTTGGACCAAGATGGTTTTGCGTAAGGATCAAAATGTCGCTTTCATAGTAATATAAAAAATAAGTACGCTCGACAATGTATTTTTTATCATCCAATGGGATGTTGTGTTCTTTCCAGTGCTCATCGCCAATATAAGGAAGGAGGTACTCTTCTCTTGAGCAAGACATATAACCAAAATAATATTTGGCATTAGTGTCTTTATTTATAAACGCAATTTTCAACTTTTTATTTTTATATGTAGTATCGAAATGATTGTTAGTTACATTCACGCAAGTGCTGTAAAGGCTATCGATCGCAGCTTTGGCAACAGAGTTGCTTCGAATGGTTCCAGAACTACTCGTATAGAAGCCAATTCGTAGTTTTTTTGGTTTTTTTACCGCAACTGCACTCGTCATAACATTCCTTAGTACACTAATAGTTAATAATTGAACCTTAATATGCTGTGGACCTTTAATTTATCAAAAAAGTTTTGCGCGGTCCGCATTTTATTATGTAGCATGTTAAGAGTGGTTTCTATGCCACGGACTTAAAACGATACCTAGGCCTCAATTTGCAGAGGCTTACAGCATTCAAAGGCTGCCTACGGGTGGCCTTTCTTTTTTTCAGGCTCACGGGAATCATCTTCGATACGGCTCTTTGTTAAATCAGCCCGATGGGCCTGGCCCCTTTATTCACACAGCACCCCGTTAACCCGGAGGTGAACCTATGGCAAAGCATATGCAAGACAAAGAGAGCATGGCCGGAATCACCTGGCTGGCTCTGCTGATCATTGCTGGTTGGGGCGGCCTTGTCCGATTCCTGATGGATGTGAAGCAGGGCAAAGCAAAATGGAGCTGGATAAATGCTTTTGCGCAGATTGTGGTTTCGGCTTTTACCGGGGTCATTGGTGGGCTCATCAGCATTGAAGGTGGCCTGAGTATTTACATGATACTGGCCACTGCCGGTATCAGTGGTGCCATGGGTTCCGTAGCGCTCACGTATTTCTGGGAACGAATCACCGGAGTGAAAGCACAATGACAGCAGACCAGATTATCGAGGGGATCCTCGGCAAAGAGGGGGGTTATGTCGATCACCCCTCTGATAAAGGTGGGCCGACCCGCTGGGGCATCACACAAACCACAGCTCGCGCACATGGCTACACCGGTGATATGCGAAACCTGCCCAGGGAAACAGCAAAGCAAATTCTGCTGAGCGATTACTGGACCGGCCCCCGGTTTGACCAGGTGGCGGCTCTATCTACGTTACTGGCGGATGAGCTTTGCGACACTGGCGTGAACATGGGGCCATCTGTAGCCAGTAAGTTTTTCCAGCGCTGGCTGACGGCAATGAATATGCGCGGGAAACTTTATCCCGACCTTATCCCGGATGGCGCGATTGGACCCAGAACTATCACCGCTCTGAAGGGGTATCTTTCAGCCCGCGGGAAAGAGGGCGAGCAGGTGCTGCTGAGAGCACTGAACTGCAGCCAGGGCGCCAGATACCTCGAACTGGCGGAGGGCCGCGAAGCCAACGAGGATTTTCTCTACGGCTGGGTTAAGGAGCGTGTCCTGTGAAGATGATCATTTTCGCTTTGCTCGTGCTGGTGGCTGTGCTCGTTCTGTTACTTCTGCGCAAATATACCCGGCTGGAGTTCGTAGGCCATGCCAGCCTGCTGCTGAAAACGTGGTCTGTAAAGCTGGGAGCTATCGGCGCGCTGGTTGGTGTATGGGCGCAGTCGTTCCCGGATGCTGCGCTGCACGCCTGGGCGATGCTGCCACCGGATATCAAAAGTATTCTGCCGCCAAATATCGTTGCGTTGATTAGCCCTGCGCTGGTGGTGCTGGCCGTGCTATCGCAATACGTGCGCCAGCCAGCATTGAAAGATACGGCCGACAAACTGAAGGAGTCGCAGCAATGAACTTCGAAATTATTGCTGTGCTGGTGGTCGTCATCCTGGGCGCTATCGCTGGCGCGTTTGGCATCGGTCATGCTCGCGGAACAAGTAAGGCGGAAGCCAAAGCCGATCAGCAGCGTACCGAAGAGAACGCCGCCGCCACCGTCGCCGCTGCAGAACGTAAGGCAGAAGTCACGAAAGAGGCAAGCGATGTACAGCAGACTGTTAGCCATATGCCTGATGACGATGTTGATCGGGAGCTGCGCGAAAAGTTTACCCGCCCCGGTAGTCGTTGATACCGCCTGTAACTGGGTTCGCATTATCTACCTGACTGACCACGATATCGACGTGCTGGATAAGCAGACCAAGCGCGACATTCTGGCGCACAACAAAGCAGTGCAGGCCAACTGCCAGAGCATTACCCCTACTCATTGAGTTAAATAAATGGCCTCATCCTTGAGGTCCACGGGTAAGTAAACGCAAGGTCTTTTATGTAATGGCTCTTTTAGCCTAGGAGCCAGCTCAGAAACAACAAGCGTAAGCGGTAAATTTATGATTTTTTATATTCTGCTTATCAGCAACATGCCAAGAGGCTGATTGTTATGCATTACAGAGGCCATTCCATAGAGTGGCTTCGATAATGGGTAGTTCAATGCGCATTACTTTGCTGGTAGGATTACTCTGAAAAGGAGTGATTATGAGCCTACTGAAGAAAATTAAAGACGTCGTGTCTCCTCCCGTTCCGGAAGATTGCAGAGAAGATAATTACGATTCGGTGCTGAAAAACCTTGATACCCTGTCCAAAGAATCATCTGAGCTGAAAGCCCTTATGGCTGAGTTCAGTGAAGGAAAGATAACTCAGGAGCAGTGTATTGCCACTGGCGTAGCAATTGTCACCAAAGAATTACTTGAATTCCGCTACGTCCAAAACAAGATTGATTCTCAGGCCTGGTAATTTTCTAAGGCCGACAGCAAAGCAACGTACAGCCACCAATACAAAGGCCACCTCCGGGTGGCTTTTTTATTGGCGCTTAGCCTGAAACGCTGCATGCATTTTGCTATCACCATCGCATAGAGGTAAGACATGTCAGAAATTACACCTGCAGAACAAATTCGCCTGACCATTATCAAGAAAGTTAACTACGACACCGCAGCGGCTAAGTTGGCCATTGACTGGGTTGGAGACAGTAATCTGAAAGCTGAGCTATTCGCAGACTCTTTCGATCGTGTTTTCACGGAAAGTGAGATTGTCTCGAAAACTCGCAAGGCGATTCAGGAAGCGACCGAAGCTCTAGCGCTGTTTGATACCGCGACTGAGCAGTCCAGCTAAGGCATTACAGCAGGCATTCATTGAGTGCCTGTGATAATGTTATTTCTCGTTCAGTAAAGGAGCAGAGAAATGTCGCAAGAACAAGTCTGGGAGCAAACAGTCCACGCGGTACTCGGTGCCGCAATTGAACTTGGATATGATGTTGACAAGATTTCGGAAAAAGCCAAACAAATCATGTTAGGTAATGAAGTGTATCGCTTTGTAGGTCATTCAGAAAATGAAGTGACTAGAACAATTGACGCGATCGAAAGTACTGTCGATGAAGTTAAAAAAATACATGAGAGCAAACCAAAGTAAGAGTGTATTTTTCAGCGAAGAAATTTAATTAAGCCACCAATCGGTGGCTTTTTTCATGCGCATCGCACGCGCTTCTCAAAAGAGAGTCTTTCAGTAGTGAGCCTGGGCAAACCGTTAACTTTCGGCGGCTTTGCCGTGCGACAGGCTCACGCCTAAAAGGAACAGCCATGAGTACTTTTATCCTGATTTTTTCGCTGTATGCATCAGCATGGGCGGATAACGATTTCGCCAGCATCCGTTCACAGGAGTTTTCATCGCGGGAAACATGTGAGGCAGCTAAGGCTGAATTCCTTAAAAAGTTTGAAACTGCCCGCTCTACGAATACGCAAGCAATCTGCGTGAAGAAATGAGGCTCATATGCGAATTACTGTCTTAGATGACGATCCGGGGCGGAAAATTAATCTCGCTCAGGAACGATATAAAGTCTATATCGATGGTGTTGAAGTTAAGCACGTATTCACTGCTGATGATGAAAAAGGCGAGGTGATTGCTGCCGTGCTGAATGATCGCGGATACATTACGGCAGAATACGGTGAAGTGAAGCGACAGACGCTTTACGGAAAAGTCACCATTAAGCGCCAATAATCCCTGATGGAGAAATTATGCAGGTCACTATTGATGGTGTCCCGTTTGTACCTGCCTGCGCTTCAGCGTCACGGATTGGCATTGCCATTACTACCCACAACCGGCCAGATGTTTTAAAGCGCGCCATTGAGCAGCACATTAAACATCTGCCCGCCGGCGCGCTGGTGGTTGTCATCGATGATGGTTCCAAACCTGCTGCGGTAGTCCTCGATGGTGTGCAGCTGCTCCGGCATGAAACATCTCTGGGCATTGTTGCCTCGAAGAACGCCAGCTTATCTGCGCTGATGGCTGCCGGGTGTGAGCATCTTTTCCTGTGGGATGATGATGCCTGGCCCATCGCTGATGGCTGGCATCTTCCCTACATCGAATCACCAGAGCCGCACCTGGCATACCAGTTTCTCGATCTGGCTGGTCGAAATAAGCTGAATGATATGGCGGAGTTGTTTCGTGATGATAAGCACATTGCCTATACCGGGCAGCGTGGAGTCATGCTTTATTACCACCGCAGCGCTATCGAGAAGGTTGGTGGATTCGATCCGGTATACGGCCGCGGTATGTACGAACACAGCGATCTCGCCCTGCGGATTCATAATGCAGGTCTCACGACGTGGGCTTACGCTGATGTCGTCGGTTCAGAAAAGCTGATTCATTCTCTCGATGAGCATGAGGCCGTGGAGCGTTCGGTACCGAAGCCAGACCGACAGGCGCTGGTGGAACGTAACGTGAAGATCCACAACGAACGGCGTGATGCCGGATTTACTGGTTACGTTGAGTATCGACAGCAGCGCGACGTGGTTATCACAACGCTGCTCACCAGCCAGCCTGACCCTCAGCGCGGTACCAAACTGACGGCCTCGCCTGACATGCTGGCTAAATGGGCCGCATCACTCCGGCAGTGTGGACGTATTGCGCTGGTGGATGAACTGCATGCGGCACCGGCAGAAGTTGAGTTGTGCCCTGTTGCTGACGTGCAGATGAATGTCTACTTCCGACGCTGGCTGCACATCTGGCAGCATCTGCGAGATCACCCTGAATACCGGTTCGTCTGGTGTACTGATGGAACCGATGTCGAAATGCTCCCCGCACCGTGGGAAGAAATGCAGCCCGGTAATGTTTATGTTGGTTCTGAACCGAAAACATACGCTGACGCCTGGGCAAAACAGAATCATCCTGAGCGCATCTATCAGGAATTCATCGAACAGCACCGCAACGATGTGATGCTTAACGCCGGGCTACTTGGCGGCACGCGCGCTGATGTGATGGCGTTCGCTCACGGCATCATCCGTCTTTACTACCGGATCGAAAGTTATCGTTTCTGGAAGAAAGAACAGGCTGGCGCCGCGGTGGGTGACATGCTGGCGTTCGGTATCGTGGCGAAATCTTTCGGTGATCGGATAGTAACCGGCCCGCGCATCCACACAGTGTTCAAGTCTGAAGGTATCGGTAAGGAGTACGCCTGGTGGAAACACAAGTGAAGTTTGTTGTGGTTGGTCACCATTCCCGTTATGCCTCAGCTGCATTGCTGGCTGGCGAACTTGGTGCGCACCTTCTTATCGATAAACAGAATCACGGGGCTAACTGGAATCACCGGCGCGCTATCGAATGGGCTGCTGAGCAGCCCTGCAGGGTAGTGGTGCTGGAAGACGACGCGCTGCCTGTACGTGGATTCAGAGACAAGATTACGGGCTGGCTGGCTCGTTTCCCTGGCGACATGCTTAGTTTTTATCTGGGCACCGGGCGGCCACCGCAATACCAAATGCAGATAGCTGAACGCCTGATTAATGCGGATACGGTGAGGTCTGACTTCATTATGCTGCAACGCCTGATACATGGCGTGTGCTACAGCATACCGCCTCAAAGCATCAGCCGTGTGCTGTCTCAATGGGACTGCAGTAAGCCTGCCGATTATGCCGTGGGCGATGCTTATGGTGGCGTTGTCGTCTATCCCTGCTGGTCGCTTGTGGACCATGCAGACGGCGAGCCGGTTGAGCGTCACCCTGACTCAGAACCACGAACAGAACGCCGTCGGGCGTGGAGGTTAGCCTGATGCCTGCGTTAATACCGAGAGCATGCCGCAAGCGTGGCTGCCCTGGCACAACCACTGACCGATCAGGTTATTGCCCTCAGCACCTTAACGAAGGCTGGCAGCAGCATCAGAGAGGGCAAAGCAGGCACCAGCGAGGCTATGGCAGCAAATGGGACAGGCTACGCCCAATGGTTCTCGACAGAGATAAACACCTTTGTCAGGAATGCCTGCGAAATGGAAGGTATACACCCGCCGAGACGGTGGACCACATCACCGCCAAAGCAAATGGGGGGACCGATGACCTTTCCAACCTCGAAAGCCTCTGTAAGCCTTGCCACAGGGCGAAGACAGCGGTCGAAAGACTCAAATGACATCAATTATCATTTGAATCGACCAGAGGGGAGGGCGGGTTGAAAGTTCAGGAACGACGCGCCAAAGGACCGCCGCCCAACCTTTTTTCACATCGCCGCAGGTTAGAAAACTTTTTTATGGGGTCCCCCATTCGATGATTAATAGGAGTTTTCGATTATGTCTGGACCACCGAAAACCCCGACACATCTACGTTTGGTGAGGGGTAACCCATCAAAACGACCGATCAACGAAAACGAACCAAAGCCCGCTGCTGGGGTCCCCCCAACGCCGAAGCATTTCGACAAGCAGGGGAAATACTGGTTCAGGCGTATGGCCGAAGAGCTCGATGCGCTTGGCGTTATGTCACAGTTAGACGCGAGAGCACTTGAGTTACTGGTTGAGGTGTACACCGAGTACCGGCATCACTGCGATACGTTGGAAAGGGAAGGTTATACCTACGCCGTATATAGCGACGAAGAACCAGACGAGGGGAAAGAGCGAGAAATACGCATGATCAAAGCTCACCCGGCAGCCATCATGAAAGCTGATGCCTGGAAACGTCTGCGCGCCATGCTCGGTGAGTTCGGCATGACGCCAGCAAGCCGCTCTAAAGTGAATGCAAAAGGTCCTGATGCGGTTGACCCGCTGGCCGAGTTTATGAAAGCGAGGGATTAATGGCTAAGGTTGCAGATGGCATCCGCTACGCCGAGAGGGTGGTGGCGGGGGAAATTATTGCCTGTGAATATGTGCGCCTTGCCTGCCAGCGTTTTCTTGACGATCTGGCACACGGCGAAGAGCGCGGTATTTTCTTCAGTGAGCCGCGCGCGCAGCACATTCTGAATTTCTATAATTTTGTGCCTCACGTCAAAGGCGCGCTGGCTGGCCAGCCTATTGAACTGATGGACTGGCATGTTTTCATCCTGATTAATATTTTTGGTTTTGTTATCCCGCTGGTTAACGAAGAGACAGGGGAAACCGTCCTGCGTAACGACGGCAGCGGTCGGCCGGTGATGGTTCGGCGTTTCCGTACAGCAGATGTTGAGGTGGCCCGTAAAAATGCCAAATCAACACTTTGCTCCGGTGTGGGTCTCTATATGGCTGGCGCTGACGGCGAGGGCGGGGCGGAGGTTTATTCCGCTGCCACCACCCGTGACCAGGCGCGAATTGTTTTTGAAGACGCGAAGAATATGGTCAAGAAGGCGAAAGCCACTCTTGGCCGGATCTTCGAATTCAACAAGCTCGCTATCTACCAGGAGCAAACGGCCTCCAAATTCGAGCCTTTATCATCAGATGCGAACAACCTCGACGGCCTGAACATACACTGCGCCATCGTCGACGAGCTGCATGCTCATAAAACACGTGACGTCTGGGACGTTCTGGAGACAGCCACCGGCGCCCGCCTGCAATCACTGCTTTTTGGTATCACCACCGCCGGCTTTAACAAAGAAGGCATCTGCTATGAACTGCGCGATTACGCCATCAAGGTGCTGCGCGGCCTGGTTAAAGACGATACGTTTTTTGCCATCATCTACACCTTAGACGAAGGTGACGATCCCTTTGATGAAAAAGTCTGGCAGAAGGCGAATCCGGGGCTGGGTATCTGTAAGCGCTGGGATGACCTGCGCCGCCTGGCTAAAAAGGCGAAAGAGCAGGTTTCGGCCAGGATTAACTTTTTCACCAAACACATGAATATCTGGGTTACTGCTGAGTCGGCCTGGATGGACATGATGAAATGGGAGAAATGCGAGTTTATCGCTCCGCAGCATGAACTTAAAACCTATCCCTCCTGGGTGGGCGTTGACCTTTCAAACAAAATTGATATCTGTGCGGCCGCTAAAGTCTGGCGCGCGCCAGGTGGTCACGTTCATGCGGATTTTAAATTCTGGCTGCCGGAGGGGCGCCTTGAGAAGTGTTCACGCCAGATGGCAGAGCTCTATCGTAAGTGGGCCGAGATGGACAAGCTGATCCTTACCGACGGGGATGTAATCGACCATGCTCAGATTAAGGAAGAGTTGCAGGTGTGGGTTGCTGGCGAGAGTCTGAAAGAAATTGGCTTCGACCCCTGGAGTGCGACGCAGTTCAGCCTTGCGCTGGCAGAAGAAGGGCTGCCGCTGGTGGAAGTACCGCAGACGGTTCGCAATTTCTCTGAGGCGATGAAAGAGGTCGAAGCGCTGGTATACGGTGGCCGCTTCCATCACAGCGATCACCCGGTAATGAACTGGATGATGTCCAACGTAACCGTAAAACCTGACCGGAACGAGAACATTTTCCCGAATAAATCCACACCAGAGGCCAAGATTGATGGCCCGGCGGCATTGTTCACAGCAATGAGCCGCGTTCTGGTTAACGGTGGCAATGACCAGCAGGATCTCTCCGGATTCTTCAATAATCCCATCATGGTAGGTTTCTGATGAAAAAAAACAAACAGCCAGGCAGGGTGAAAAGCGCTCTGCTTAACTGGCTCGGTGTGCCTATCAGCCTCACTACCGGCACGTTCTGGGAGGAGTGGTTTGGTACCAGCAGCAGCGGAAAGGTGGTAACGGCCGATAAAGCCATCCAGCTATCAGCTGTGTGGGCATGCGTAAGGCTGTTAAGCGAGTCTATTTCAACCCTTCCGCTGAAGATATACGTTAGGCAGCCTGATGGTTCACGGAAACCAGCAACCGATCACCCTGCCTATTCGATACTGTGCCGCCGACCCAATTCAGAAATGACACCGTCACGCTTTATGTTGATGGTAGTCGCCAGTATTTGCCTGCGCGGGAACGCCTTCATAGAGAAGAAATTCATCGCAAATCGCCTGGTTTCTCTGGTGCCTTTGCTGCCGCAGAACATGGTGGTTAAACGCCTTGAAACTGGGGCGCTGGAATACAAATACACTGAAAACGGAAGCGAGCGTGTGATTCCGGTAAAAAACATCATGCACATTCGCGGTTTCGGTCTGGATGGTGTTTGCGGCATGATGCCGATGAAGACTGGCCGGGATGTTATTGGCGCCGCGATGGCGGTTGAAGAGTCTGCCGCAAAGATATTTGAACAAGGGCTTCAGAGTTCTGGTTTTCTCTCGTCTGATAATGCGTTGAATGATGACCAACGTGAAAGGCTTCGTGGCTACATGGCGGCATTTACCGGCTCAAAAAATGCCGGGAAGATAATGGTACTTGAAGGCGGGTTAAAGTATCAGGGTGTCACGATGAACCCGGAAGATGCTCAGATGTTGGAAAGTCGCTCTTTCAGTATTGAAGAGATTTGCCGCTGGTTTCGCGTACCTCCCTATATGGTCGGCCATACTACGAAGCAAAGCAGCTGGGCGTCAAGCCTGGAAGGGATGAACCTTCTGTTTCTGACGCACACCCTTCGCCCGCTTCTGGTCAATATCGAGCAGGAGATAGGACGCTGTCTGCTGGACAGCGATGATGAGGTTTTCGCGGAGTTCTCAGTGGAAGGGCTTCTGCGCGCCGACAGCGCGGGGCGTGCTGCTTACTATACCAGCGCACTGCAGAACGGTTGGATGTCACGCAATGATGTTCGCCGTCTTGAGAACATGCCGCCGATTGAAGGGGGCGATATTTACACCGTTCAGCTCAACCTGACGCAACTGAAAAATCTTGAAAGCAGCAACCCTGCTGTTCAGGCGCTGGCTCTGCGAGAGCTGCATAACCACGTGTTCCCCGATATTTCCTTTGAACAATCTCCGCTGAAACAAGCCGCTTAGGAGCACTTTCCTGATGAGCAAGAAACAACTTCCGGTAGCGCCGGCGGGTCGCCCCCGCGCGCGCATTACCTGTGAAACATTACCGTCTGCACTGGACCGCTGGGACGGCGGGATCAAAGCGGCGGCCACTGACGATAACAGTATTTCTGTTTTTGATGTTATCGGGCAGGACTACTGGGGAGAAGGGGTAACAGCCAAACGTATTGCCGGTGCGCTTCGGGCGATGAACGGCGCCGACGTTACGGTAAATATCAATTCACCTGGTGGTGATATGTTCGAAGGTCTGGCTATTTATAACCTTCTCCGCGAATACGAAGGCCGTGTAACGGTGAAGGTACTGGGCATTGCCGCCAGTGCTGCCTCGATAATTGCGATGGCCGGGGATGATATTCAGATTGGCCGCGGTGCCTTCCTGATGATTCACAACTGCTGGGTATACGCAATGGGAAACCGCCATGACTTTGCTGAGCTGGCACAGTCACTGGAGCCATTCGATACCGCAATGGCTGATATCTACGCGGCTCGATCCGGACTTGATATGGCTGTCGTTCAGAAACTGATGGACGCCGAAAGTTATATCGGTGGCAGTGATGCTGTGGCGAAGGGGCTGGCAGACAGCCTGCTTTCTGCTGATGCGGTCAGCGATGGCGACGAATCGCCTGCAGCTGCGCTTCGCAAACTTGATGCATTACTGGCCAAGTCCAACACCCCGCGCTCTGAGCGCAGAAAACTCATTAAAGCATTATCCGGTGGCATGCCTGGCGCTGTCACCACCAACGACGGTACGCCGGGCGCTGCCGAAGACATCAAACCTGAAACCATTAATTCACTTGAAAACGCCCTTGCAGCGTTCGTCAAATAAGGACCTTTTATGTCTGAAGTAAACGATATTCTGAAAAAAGTCACTGCCAGCATTGAAGAAGCAACTGGCAAGTTCAATGCGAAAGCAGAAGATGCACTCAAAGAAGCGCAGAAAGCCGGGTCGCTGTCTGAAGAAACCAAAGCATCCGTCGATAAAATGGCGGCAGAGTTCAATGCACTGCGTGAAGCGGAAAAAACGCTGAAAGCGGCTGTTGGTGATCTGGAGCAGCATATTGCGCAGATGCCGCTGGCTAACGCGAAGAAGGTGGTCGAGTCAGTAGGCCAACAGGTGATCTCTGCTGAAGCATTGAAAACATTCGCTTCCAGCATTGATGGTGGAAAGCGTGTCAGCATCCCGGTTAAAGCAGCAACCATTTCCACTGATATTCCTGATGGTGTGGTGGAGCCTCAGCGACTGCCTGGCATTGATACCGCGCCGAAACAGCGACTGTTTATCCGCGATCTAATTGCGCCAGGCCGCACTTCATCCCCGGCAATTTTCTGGGTGCAGCAGACCGGATTTACCAACAATGCGAAGGTGGTTTCTGAGAACACGCAGAAACCGTACAGCGACATTCAGTTTGCAACGAAGATCACACCAGTGACCACCGTCGCGCATCTGTTTAAGGCATCCAAGCAGATCCTGGACGATTTCGCACAGTTGCAGTCCACCATTGACGCTGAAATGCGTTATGGACTGAAGTTCGTTGAAGAGCAGGAAATTCTCTTTGGTGAAGGCACTGGCGCCCATCTCGACGGGATTGTCCCGCAGGCTTCTGCATTCAATCCGGCTTTCCAGGTTGAGCAGCAGAACGGCATTGACGATCTTCGTCTTGCAATGCTTCAGGCGCAACTGGCACGTTTCCCTGCATCTGGTCATGTCCTGCACTTTATTGACTGGGCGAAAATCGAACTTACCAAAGACAGCCTGGGGCGCTACATTCTGGCGAACCCGGCGGCGCTGACTGGCCCTACTCTGTGGGGGCTGCCGGTGGTAGCGACCGAGGCCGCTCAGTTCCTGGGTAAATTCCTGACCGGGGCATTCAATGCAGGTGCGCAAATCTTCGATCGTGAAGAAACGAATGTGGTCATCTCTACAGAAAACGCCGATGACTTCGAGAAAAACATGATCACCATTCGCTGTGAAGAACGTCTGGCACTGGCTGTTAAACGTCCTGAAGCATTCGTCTTCGGTTCCTTCTCCGGTGCCGGTAGCTAATCTCCAATGACAGGCGGCTTTCGGGCCGCTTTTTCATAGTGAAGGTATCACAATGTTAGATATCGGAATTGTTAAAGAGCACTGCCGCGTTGATTCCGATTTTACCGGCGATGATGCTCTGCTGAATTTATATACGGGCGCGGCTGTGCGATATGTAGAGACGTGGACCCGGAGAAAGTTGTATGAGTCGGAAGAAAGTCCTGGCTACGCAGAGGATGAAGATTCAATTCTGCCTGGTGATGATGTGAAGGCGGCAATGCTGCTGCTTATCGGACATTGGTATGCAAATCGCGAAACGGTTTCCGTTGGCCAGACTGTGGCAGAAGTTCCTTTCGCCGTTGAGGCATTGCTTCAGCCATATCGAATTTACGGGGTGTAATTATGGCCTGTTCCGGGTGCGCGAAGCGGCGCGAATGGGTAAAAAAGTGGACGAAAATAGCCTATGAACGAGCAACTGGTAAACGCACTGATCGTAGCACTGAGCGAACAAGCAGCAGCGCAGAGAGAGCAGACTGCAGCGATAAACCGCCTGGCTGAATCAAATATGTCCCTGTGCGATGCGATCATTCAATCGCTTGCTGCAGATGAAGATGTAGAGATTACTTCACTGGGCGACGAGCGACCCGTGTACCTGAGTCAAAAGTCGAGGGGGTGATATGCAGGCCGGAAAATTGCGCCACATGGTTACCCTGCAGGAACCGGTAAAGGAACAAAATCCGATAACGGGAGCCGTGATTAATACCTGGCGGGATGTCGCAACTATCTGGGCTGAGGTAGCCGCCTTATCCGCGCGTGAGTTTATCGCGGCCCAGGCATCTCAGGGTGAGGTGACCACGCGGATAACAGTTCGTTACCGTGAGGACGTCACCCGAAAGTATCGGATTCTGTTTCGTGGTCGCGTATACAACATCGAGGGCGTTTTACCTGATCCCCGTAGCGGCAGGGAATACCTGACACTTCCTTGTTCAGAGGGGGCTAACGATGGCTGATGGCGTAGAAGTAAACCTGACCGGACTCGATTCTGTCCTGGAGAAACTGGATGCCGTTTCACAGGTCACTCGCGAAAAATCCGGTCGTGCAGCGCTGCGTAAAGCGGCGAACGTCATCAGGGACAGAGCACGCAATAATGCCGCGCGGGTTGATGATCCTCTCACCAAAGAGGCAATCTACAAAAACATTGTGGTCAGCTTCAGCAGTAAGGCGTTTCGCATAACCGGCGATCCAACGTTTCGTGTCGGGGTGATGGGCGGCGCCAGGCAATACGCCAATACAAAAGCTAACGTCAGAAAAGGCAGGGCGGGTAAAAGTTATAAAACTGCCGGAGATAAAGGTAATCCCGGCGGGGATACCTGGTACTGGCGGTTCCTGGAGTTCGGCACAGAGCATGCAGCAGCAAAGCCTATTTTGCGGCCGGCAATCAATGGTGTTGATACCGACGTAATTAATACTTTCGCAGCGGAGCTGGAAAAGTCCATTGATCGCGCTGTGAGACGGGCTGCTAAAAAAGGAACCCCGGTATGATTGCTCCAATATTTTCTGTTTGCACTGCCAGCCAGGCAGTTAAAGATTTACTGGGAACAAATCCTGTCAGGCTCTATCCCTTTGGAATGCAGGATGACAATATCGTTTATCCCTATGCAGTCTGGCAGAACATCGACGGCTCGCCTGAAAATTACCTTAACCAGCGCCCTGATGCCGATCGCTATTCACTCCAGGTTGATGTTTATGGCGATACCGACATTGACGTGATCGCAGTTTCCCGCGCTTTGCGTGATGCCATTGAGGGTAATGCCCACATCACCAGATGGGGAGAACAAACCCGCGATCAAGAAACCGGGAAATACCGATATTCCTTCGATATTGACTGGATAGTCCAACGTTAAACTTTACCCCCTTCCAGGCGCCGGCTTCTTGCCGGCTTTTTTATTTCCGGAGATAACTATGTCTGTGTTAACGCAGGGTACCCAATTATATGCGCTCATTCGTGGTGTCATTCATGAGATCGAATGCATCACCAGTTTTAACCCGGGCGCAAACCCGGCAGATCAAATTGAAGATACCTGCCTCAGTGAACGGAACAGCCGAACCTATAAAAAGGGGCTTCGCACCCCTGGCCAGGCGTCAGTCACTATCAATGCCGATCCGGATAACGAATCACATTATCTGATGTGGCAACTGGCTGAGCAGGATGAATACCAGGATGAGCTCATTCAATGGGCAATCGGCTGGTCTGATGGGGAATCAGCACCCACTGTTTCTGCTGGTGAAATGGTGCTTCCAACCGACCGAACCTGGTATACATTCCGCGCTTATGTGAGTGATTTTCCGTTCGATTTTCAGGCTAACGCTGTTGTTGCTACCAGCGCTTCCATGCAGCGAAGTGGTCCAGGTCTGTGGATTCGTAAAACTGAAGCCGGTAGTTAATAAAAGTGCGGGGCGTGACCCCGCATTTCAGGAGAACTAAGAATGCAACTTACGCTCGATACTTTGAAAGAAACAGGTTCCTTTACCGGGCGCCCAGTAGAAAAAGAAATTAAGTGGAAAGGCCGCGACGGGAAAGAGCACAAAGCGACCGTCTTTGTTCGTCCGATGGGATATCACACCACAAAAGCTGAACTGCTGGCGTATAACAGGAAATCGGACCCGATTGCTGAGCGCATTGCGGCGCATATTTGCGATCAGGACGGTGCTGCGGTGTTTACGGCGGCTGACATTCTTGGAACCGCAACCCCGGATCGTGGGGCATTGGACGGCCCGATTGTTATGGCTCTCCTTGCGGCAATTCATGAAGTTAATGAACTGGGAAAGACTACGAGCTAACCGGCGAGGATGAATTCTGGTGCGAACTGGTGATGAACGGCATCGGCGGCCGCACAATCGCAGAGGCTCAGGAGCGGATGAGCCGTAGAGAATTTCTGGTTTGGCTCAAATATCGTGAAAAGTATGGTCAGCTCAACATTATGATGCGTACCGAGTGGGGGGCGTCGATGGTGGCCTCCGTGCTGGCGAACATCAATAAGTCAAAGAACTCGCCACCGTTCAGGGTGAGTGATTTTGCACCGCACATCAACGAAGCGCCATTATCTCTGGAAGAAGCTATGAAAAGTTGGCATTGATAACTTTTAAATCGCTTCTGGGATTACTATCATCAGTACAACAGAAACCAGTGGGATAGGGATATGAAGAAAATAGCGATTTTGTTATTTGCATTATTGTTAAGTGCGTGCGCAGTAAATCCACCTAGCCAAGTTCAGTTGCATTCAGCTGATTATGGAGTGTTACCGGATAACTATCAGCAGCAGATAAAGGATTGGTGGGGTAGGATGTTGAAAGACCCATATTCTGCTCATTATACTTTTGGTACACCAGAGAAAGCATGGTTTAAGGATGGCATTTTAGCTGAATCAGGTGGAGCTATGCGGTATGGCTGGCTTATACCTATATCAATAAATGCGAAGAATTCTTTCGGTGGTTATACTGGTTCTGAAAGTCATACTATTTTCTATTCTCACGGTAAAATAGAGTCTGCTGATGCTCAAGTAAATGCAGGGTATACCGGAAGAATAAAATAATAATGTAACTGAAACTAAAACCTCGCTCCGGCGGGGTTTTTTATTACCTGGAGATAACTCAATGGCTGGCAAATCCCTTGGAACGTTAACTATCGACCTAATCGCGAAGGTTGGAGGGTTTGTTCAGGGTATGGATAAAGCTGAACGAGCATCTCAGAAATGGCGTGACCAGGTAACAAAAGATGCAAAAGAGGTTGGTGCATCAATTCTTGCGGTAGGCGCAGCGGCTGCAACTGCTGCTATAGGTATAGGTGCCGCAGGATTATCAATTGTAAAAAATACTGCACAACAGGTTACAGAGGCTGACAGATGGGCAAAGTCATTAAAAATGTCAACCCAAGATTTGTTGTCATGGCAATATGCGGCTGAACAGGCTGGGTTAACTGGCGATAATATCGCAGATATTTTTAAAGACATTAATGATAAAGTTGGCGATGCAGTCTTAAACAAGTCTGGAGAAGCTGCGCAAGCATTAGATACCCTTGGGCTTTCGGCAAAAAAATTATCTGAGCAATCCCCAGATAAGCAACTGATGGCTATCAGTGAAGCATTGCAGAAAATACCGTCTCACGCTGGTAAAACAAATATCCTTGAAAGCCTCGGTAATGACTTATCAAAAATGCTTCCACTGTTTGAGAATAATAATGAAAAACTTAAACAGTTCATTCAGTTATCAAAAGATTTTGGTGTGGCTCCCCCGCAAGAAGACATTGATAATCTTGTAAAAGTAAACCAGTTCTTTCAGGATATTGAGACAAGTGCTCGTGGCCTGAAAATGGAAATTGCCTCCGGTCTGGCTAAAGTGGATCTTACGCCGTTACAGGCTGGGCTTGATGAAATTCGCGATGTTTTTACGGATCCTGCAGTCCTGCAAGGCCTGTCTGACCTGGTTGGGGAGGCAATAAGCCTTGTTGGGGCTGTGGGGCGTATTGCTGGTGGTCTGGGGACAATCGCAGCATACACTCGCTCTCGTATTGGCGCGGTTTCAGGGAATTATGATGCTGCCGATGAGAGAGACATAGAAGAAAGAATTAGATTTCTTGGAAAACGAGGAAATCAAAGTAGAGAACAGAAGGAAGAACTTGATTTTTTAAACAAGCGCCTGAGTTTTCTTCGCTCAATTAAAGGAGCATTGACCGCTGATCAGATAGATAAAGGAGCGAAAGGACTCACGTCTTTACTTTCTGACCTTGGCATTGATGCGCCCAAAGGTAATGATTATTCGCTCGGGAAAGGGGACTCTAACCAGAATCAGCCAAAAACAAAGACCAAGAGTAATTCGACTGATAACACTTTCAAAAATAAACTTCTTGATTTGCAAAGGCAAGCGGCTCTTATAGACACAACTGGCAAAAAAACTGTTGAAGTTACAGAGCTAGAGAAAATAAATTTTGAAGTTGCTAGTGGAAATCTTAGCAAACTGTCAGAAGCGCAGAAGGAACAATTACGTGATGCTGCCAAGGTAATTGATTCAAAAAAAGAAGAGTTGCGCATAAATAAGGAGAACGCAAAGCTTGCTGAATATGTGTCTGGGCTTGCACAGCAGAATAAGATAGTTAGACAGGGTTTTAATAATCAAGTTTCAAGTCGATACTCAGGCGATAAAGAACGTGCGAGATTACAAGAAACCAATGATATAAAATTTGATTTTGAATCTAAGCAAGAGGACTTATTAAATCAACTGCAATCCGGTGATATAGATCAAAGCTTATACGATAAAAAGAAGGATGCATTACAGAAATCTCTTGATGAAAGACTTAAAATTCAAGAGGAATATTATAAAAGCTTAGATGAATTGCAAAAAGATGGGGTTGCTGGTTTTGTATCAGGAGTTTCTGATCAAGCTGCCGCTTATTCAAATCTATATGAAAATATGCAACAAGTAGGCGCGCAAACATTTAGCAGTTTAACTGATATGGTTATTACCTGGGCTGAAACAGGAAAGTTAAACGCGCAGGATTTTGCCGCAACATTTATACAATCAGTTGGCGCTGCATTACTACAATATGCAGCAGCACAAGTAGCTTTAGCTGCGTTAAGTGCTTTCACAGCATGGATAGGAGTTCCTTATATAGGTCCTGCTGTAGCTTCTACGCAGGCTATTGCTGCCGCTGCCGCGGCGGGCGTTTTCATGACTGCTATTGGTTCTGCCCTTCATGGACAGGCCCACGACGGTATCGATTCTGTACCTGAAACGGGTACTTGGTTGCTACAGAAGGGCGAGCGTGTCACAACTGCGAAAACGAGCGCGAAACTGGATGCCACTCTGGATCGGGTCAGTAAAGACTCTGCTGGAGGAAAATTACCCGATGTTCGTATCAGTACCGTTGTGAATGGGGATCCTGACCAGAGAACTCTGGCTTTGTTGAAGGAAACGCAGAAGCAAGCGGTACAGGAAGCTCTGAATGTGAGCGCAAATCAGATAGCTACAGGAACCGGGAAAATCGGCAAGGCCATGGGCTATGGTTGGAATGCCGGGAGGAAGTTAACCTGATGGCCATAACGAGCAATATCAACTATCCGCATGATGTTTTGCCCGTACCGTTGCAAGAGGGGTACGGGTTAACTCCAACAAGCCCAATAATCAGAACACAACTGACTACGGGGAGGGCCAGACAACGGCGCCGTTATACCTCCACGCCCACCCAGGCGAAGGTTACCTGGTTGCTGACTGATGTTCAAGCTCAAACGTTCGAAGCATGGTTTCGTGATGCATTATCCGATGGCGCCACCTGGTTCAATATGAACCTTCGAACACCTGGCGGGGAATCATCAAAGGTATGCCGGTTCACGGATATTTATGATGGTCCTGCTCTCACTGGTGGTAATTACTGGCAGTACACCGCAACTCTTGAATTATGGGAGCGTCCACTATTGCCTCCGACGTGGGGTAACTACCCCGAGTGGATCGCAGGTAGTTCACTGCTTGATATCGCATTAAACAGGGAGTGGCCAAAGCATGACGGTGCTTAACCGGCTTTATGCCAGCAGCGGATCGGAGGTCATTATTGAAACGCTGCAAATTAACATTGGCGATACGGTGCATTATTTCTGCAAGGGCTACGACGATATTACAGCGACGACCGAAAATGGCGCTGTTATAACATTTTCAGCCGCAGCTATCGATATCGCCATCCCGGCCAGAAACAGCGACGGTACACAGGATTTGCAGTTCGCTATCAGCAACATCAACGGAGAGGTGAGTACGGCTATTCGTGATGCGCTGGCCAGCCTGACAAACGCCTCTCTGACTTACAGGCAATATGTCTCTACGGATTTGAATGCTCCGGCTTCCGTGCCGTATACGCTTGCTATTAAATCTGGCTCATGGACGGCACTGCAGGCACAAATTACCGCGGGCTATATGAACGTTCTCGATACCGCATGGCCGAGATTCCGTTACACCCTTAATGAGTATCCCGGCCTGCGTTACATGAGTTGAGGTTTCCCCATGTTTGAACCTGATAAATACCTTTCGGTCACCTGGCTGAAGGGCGGCAGAGTGTATCCGCAGCTCGACTGCTTTGGCATCGTAAATGAGATACGACGCGACCTTGGATTACCCGAATGGCCAGACTTTGCAGGTGTGACCAAAGATGGCGGCGGCCTTGATAAAGAAGCCAGAAAGCTGATGTTGAAGCTTGAGCGTTGTGAACCATGCGTCGGCGCTGGCGTGGCGTGTTATTCGGGAACAATGGTCACCCATGTGGGGATTGTTGTTGAGCTGAACGGGTTGCTGCAGGTAGCGGAATGTAACCCCGGCTCGAACGTTTCTTTTATGCCGGTCTGGAAATTTAAACGGCGATTTATCAAGGTGGAATTCTGGCGATGACGATCAGTATTTATCCCTCCCGGTTACCTGGCGGACCACTTGAAAGCCATCAGCATGCGCGCATAACCCTGCATGAGTGGATGCAGAGGAATGTCGAAAATTATGATCCCGGGCTGCCACAGCCAATCAGCGTTGAAATTGATGGCGTGCCCGTAGCATCAGAGGAATGGCCGCGGTGCGAACTGTTACCAGATACTGACGTGAAGATTTACCCCGTCCCTTACGCGACAGGCTTTGCCATTGCCGCCCTGGTTGTAGCGGTAGCCGCTGCAGCTTATTCCATCTACATGATGAATAACCTCGATACGGGGGCCTACGATTCATCTACGGGTAAGTCTCTGGACTTAAACCCGGCAAAAGCGAACACGGCAAAACTTGGTGATCCTATCCGGGAATTATTCGGACGTGCGCGGGTTTATCCGGATTATGTTGTTCAGCCGGTCAGTCGTTTTAACCCTGATGACCCAACCAGAATGACAATTGAGATGTTGATCTGCGTGAGTCGTGGAAATGTGGCATTTGCTAACGGCGATATCAGGATTGGTTCGACGCCTATTTCCGCCCTGGGTGATTCATTCTCCTGGACGCTCTATCCGCCGGGAGCGGATGTTTCCGGCGATCGCCGCAGTGAAAACTGGTTCAATTCTACCGAGGTGGGCGGAACGTCCAGCGGCAGCGGCCTTGATATGGCGCAGACGGCACCGGATTCATCCGATATTACCGCCGACAGCATGACCGTTTCAGGATCGTCGGTATCGTTCACTGGGCTGAGCGATGATGATGGCGATGATTCTCTGCCTGAGTCCTGGGTGGAAGGTGCGCTGGTGACTATCATCGCGCCGACCAACTACCTGATTTCGTCTTCATCGGGTTACAGCGTCCTGTTCAGTGACACGCTGACTGAGATTAACCCCTATGCCGGCATGCCCGTTACGCTGGAAATTAACGGGGCAGAATATGATCTCTTCATCGCTACGTTCACGCCAAAGCAGGATGCTGTTCCGGGAGTGGGGGGAGCAGCTGCTTCATTGCGCGGCAGCGCAGCCCCAACAACCTATGATTTTTCGAGCATCAGCCAGACATTTACCCTGACCTGGCAGGCAACCACCTATACCGTTTCGCTGATCGCTAACTACGGCAATATGTCTGGCCTGCTGGCGGCAATCAATGAAGCGATCGCCGGGTCGAACCTGGTCGCTCAGGATGATGGCGGGGTAGTTCGCATCGTTGAGAAGTCCAGTCCGTGGCTGGGCGGAAGTATTACCGCCTCATCACTTCCGGTTTCCGTTTTCGGGGATAGTCCAGTTTTTACCGATGGTACCGCATCCAGCGGCGGCAGCCCGGCGATCACCGCCAATGTCACTCTTGCTTATGGGAGTGGAAGCGGCACGGCATTTTCCGGCATTCCTGAAGGGACACAGCGGTTGTCGCTGGCGCACCGGGGAAATGAATACCGCATTGCATCCGCAGGCGGCACGACAGCGACAGTACAGCGAATGGTTAACGGAGCGTTGATAATACCTGGCCAGGCTACTCACCCAGGACGATGATTGATTACCAGGCGACCGGGATTAACGACAACAATAGCTGGATGGGTCCGTTTCTCGCCTGCCCGGATAATGAGGTGGTAAATGCATTTGAAGTGAATTTTTCATTCCCTTCCGGCATTTGCGGTTTCGGAAAATCCGGTGGCAAGAATTACCGTAACGTTGATTATGAAATTCAGTACCGGGTATATGGTTCTGGTTCTGGCTGGGTGAGCAAAACCGGACGTTACAGGATGAAGAACATTAATGCCCTGGGGTTCACTGAGCGATTTGAACTGGCTACCCCTGGTCTGGTTGAGGTGCGGTGCCGGCGGCGTAATGAGCAGGGGAGTAAAAACTCCAGGGACTCTATGTACTGGCAGGCGCTGCGCGGCAGGTTACTGACACGCCCTGCATCATATGCCGGTGTATCGTTAATGGCCGTGACGGTGGAATCTGGCGGCAAACTGGCGGCGCAGTCTGATCGGCGTGTTAACGTTGTGGCCACGCGTATTTATGATACCGGCGCTCCGCGGCGAATCTCCAGCGCGCTGTATCATGTCGGTAATTCTCTCGGTCTGGCGATGGACACCGAAGCCATTAACACCCTCGAGGCAACCTACTGGACCCCGCGGGGAGAGTATTTTGATTTCGCTACTGGCGACAGTATCTCGGCACTGGAAATGCTGCAGAAGATCACCACGGCGGGGAAATCGTACTTCCTGCTGAGTGACGGGCTCGCATCTGTAGGCAGGGAAGGGATTAAGAACTGGTCCGGCATTATCAGCCCGCATGAGATGACCGAAGAGTTACAAACCACCTTCTCGGCGCCGTCCGCCGATGATTACGATGGTGTGGACGTCACTTATATCAATGGCACGACGTGGTCAGAAGAAACGGTGCAATGCCGGACTCCGGATAACCCCACACCGAGGAAAATTGAGAGTTATACCCTCGATGGGGTTCTTGACCCGAACCGCGCCTATCAAATCGGCATGCGCCGCCTGATGAAATACCTCTATCAGCGGCTGGGCCATAACACGACAACAGAACTGGATGCGCTGGTCTATCAGTATGGCGATCGCGTTCTGCTGACGGATGACATTCCGGGTAATAAAACGGTAAGTAGTCTGGTTATGGATATGGCCACATCTGGCGGTCAAACGGTATTTACCGTCTCCGAGCCGCTGGACTGGTCCTTTGAAAACCCGCGCGCAATTCTGCGTTACCAGGATGGTTCTGCCTCCGGGCTGCTGGTGGCCACCTTTGTCGGGGATTATCAGTTGTCCGTTCCGTGGCAGGCTGCTTTTGATGAAATTCTGCTGGACGATCCGAGCATAGAACCGCCGCGGCTGGTGTTCTGCAGCTCAACACGCAGTGTCTACGATGCCATTTTTGAGGAGATAGCCCCGCAGGCAGACGGAACCTGCCAGGTGACGACCAGACAGTATAGCGACATTTTCTACCAGTACGACGACGCGCCATACCCCGGCAGCGTTTCTTAAAACCACAAATTCCCCTAAATAACTTTCTTTCGCTCAAACCCTCGTTTGGGCGAACGCCTTTTTTGGAGCAAAAAACATGGCCTATGTTCCACCCGTCGGGCAGACAGCAGACCCTGATATTTTCCTCGACAACGTCAAGCGGGCCGATCGGTTGGTTAATGGTCCGGAAGGAACGGTTCCCGACCGTGGCGGGGTGCCTCTCGATTCCTGGCGCCAGATGATGGCGAAGAATGATGAAATTCGTCAGAACCTTATTCCCCTCAGTCGCCAGTATATGACCGAGGAAGACGCCATGGCGGATATTGCCAATATCCCAGAAGGGAGCACAACCTATGTACGTAGCATTAGTGGTAGCGCCCTGGCTAATGAGTACATTAACAACGCAGGGACCCTTGAACCAACTGGCAGAGCGATGCCATCACAACAGGCGGTTCAAATAAATGATGATTTCAGGGTGGATGTTACTCTGGGTAGCGAATCGCAGTGGGTTGATAACAGTAGCAGTTCTGCCAAAACCACGATAATGGCAGATGCGTCAGGAAGAGAGGTTATTTACGCAAACCATAGCGCACAAAAAATAGTAGCTTATGGAAAACCACTGGCGGATAACAAAACGGTTTCGGAATTAGGCTCTGAAACATGGGTAATGAATGACAGCAATCCGACCATTATTATCGAACTGGTCGATAAATCAGGCCGCATTGTTAAGTATCTGGATCTGTCTTCCGGGCTTTATTATGTATTTGGTAAAGCTGTTGGGACTGAACAGTCATCAATTGTGTTTCCGACGTTTATTCCTGAATTCATGGACGCTCGTAGTTACGGCCAAAGTCTGAGTATCTACTCGCAGGGAACGCCGGGACTTTCCACCCCTACAGTGAATACATTGCGCTTTGATACCGGAGTATTGACCTACAATAAAAATCCAGCGTCACTGGTTAACCTTGAAGATCCGACGTCCAGCCAGTATATGCAAAGCCAGGTCCACGACTTTCAGACTAAAGTGATCGATGCCTCCAGTAGCGAGTTTCTGCTTGCCGCGTCCGGGCTGGGTGGCACGCCATTCTCAGGGCTGGAGCCCGGAACGGTGGTCTACACCCAGTTCATCAACACAATCCAGAAGGCAAAAGACCTGGCTGATGCGCGGGGAGTCCAGTATGGGATGTTGTGGTTTAATTTCCAGCATGGCGAAACCGATGCTTCTCAGGGAACCGGGTATTCCTACTATCGGCAGAAGTCAAAAGAGATGCAGGAAACCACTAACGCTCATGTTAAATCTATTTCAGGGCTGAATCATGATGTGGTCATGTTCACGTATCAGATGGCGACACATGGCCGTTATGACGGGACAACATATCCCAGCTATGAAATACCGCTGGCTCAACTGGATGAGGCAATCAGTAACCCGCTTATCCAGCTCACGACGCCGATGTATATTTTCGACTATGCCGATGGGCTACACCTCACGAATGACGGCTATCGTCACAGGGATATTTTCTTCTCGAAGGCCCAGAAGTATTACTACGAGAACAAAAAGCCGTGGTTACCGTTATACCCAACAAAAGTCAGCCGTATCGGCAATACCTCTGTGCTGCTTGATCTGCACGTTCCGGTTGGACCGGTTCAGTTCAGCACCGATCGTGTCACTGCTGCGACTGATGGAATGCAGGGGTTCGAACTATGGGCAGAGGACAGCGCAGGTTCACTGTCCCGACTGGCTATCGCATCGGTCACTATCGTAAGCGGCTCACGTATTAAGGTTGTTCCTGCGGTTCCGTTTAATGCGGCTGATAAAATTTATCTGGCCTATGCATTCACGCCGGAAAACCGCGGTGCCGACAGTGGTGGTGGTATCTATCCAAACTGGCCTGCCGGATATACCGCCGGGTGTCGTGGAAATGTCTGTGATTCTGACGATTACGCATCTGAGCTCCGCGATAAAAACGGCAATCCCTATGAACTCCGCAACTATCTAACCATCTTCCGGAAAGAGGCAATTTCATGAGCTATTTATTCACCCGTCTGTCTTTCGATGTGCCATTCGATAATCCAACTTATGTTGATGAAAGCTCTGTCCGCCGCCTCATTAATCCGGAATTTAATCCGGAGTCTGGTTTTGTAAACTGGATGTTTGGTGGAAGTGCTGACAGCCTCACTTCACTGTCAGGTGGTCATGTTATGACGCCGTCGGCTGGTGCTTTGCCAACTTATAAAAACTCATCGCTGGTTCTTCCTGCGGTGGCGACAGGTTTTAACGGCCTCAGCACTGAATATAATGACTCAAATAGCATGACGCTGACCGCTGTCATCCAGTATACCGGTGCAGCAACGCAGATACTTCTTGGTGTAAATACCGGAACGCAAGGAGAGTGTATCTATATGAGCGGTACAAGTGTGCTGACCCACCTGGTGCGTAATGCGCAAGGGGCATCAGTGACAACTGAAATTCCGGTGCCAGCCGGACTGACTGCAGGAAAGTATATTTTCTTGGCGTTCAGCCGAAACGGGAACAACCTGATTTCAATGGTAGGCGGCGCATCTGCTCAGGTGAACGTAGCGGACTCCGTTAAAACCCCGGCAACAGCGGCAAAAGTTGGGCCCGGAAACACGGCATACAACACCAATGGTTTTTCAAAACAGCTGGAGGTAGTCGAGTGCCTGTATCGGGATGGCCCAACAACGCTAGCAGATCTGCAGACAGCATATGCTAATGCCAAAACTCGCTGCGCACTCCGCGGAATTTCTCTTCTCTAATCTGATGGGAACCGTAGGCATGGAAGCCTACTTTTTCCTGGAAAGAAGTTCCTTAACCCTAGGCCACGTCCATTGGTATTCGGCATGAAGCCACAGCCCAATCATAACGCATGCTGACACGAACATAATATCCGGCCATTTAGTGAACCCGGTAGCGATGGATGCCACCGAAACGATGCCAGCCAGTCTTGTCAGCCAATGGCTACGCAGAAAAGAATCAAAACCGTCTCTGTTATTATTCATCTGTTTAAGTTTTGTTTAAGTTGTGTGTGTTTTTTGTCAATTGGGAATGATCTTAAAGTTACGCGACTTTATCATTATTTTATCTTTCGTGTTCATGTTTGTTATCCAGGCTAATAGCTGGATTCAGTCAATCAGATGAGGTTAGCGGAGAATTCAATCAGTTCTGGAGACAAACGCTTGTCGCTATTTTGTAACGTAGGAGAGATGAAGGAGCCCGGTAACCGAATGCGAGAGTTACCGGAATGGTAATCGTAGTTTTAATGTCTGGCGGGCGAAATAAATTACATCTACTCCTTAACCAACCACATATCTGCCTCTTCAAACATCTCTTCAAGCATGCGGTTGAGTCGTTCTTTCTCGGTTTTCGTGCAGTCACTGTTTAACGCATTCGTCTGCATAGGTTTAACCTTCACTTCAGCATCCGGGAAAATCCGGTGTACCCGCTTTGTAAGTTCAGTAAGGATGATTTGCTGAGCGCCAGGCAGTTCCTGGACATTGCGCTTGTCATAAACGAGTTCCACAAACATTTTAGTACCTCTTTACTGGGTTCGGTTACAGTAATTATACTGTATGAATAACCAGTATCAAGGGGTGTTTAAAATGGGATTTCCCTCACCGGCTAAAGACTATGCTGAAGGGCCACTGACAGTAGATAAAATTTGTGGCACTGGACCAAACACGAGAACAATTAAAACGGCATCAGGGTATGCCGTGATTGACGTATCACTCAAACCGAAGCAAAGAGATACAGTTCTGATCACTTACGCGGGGCAAACCGATTTTGCAAAAATTATGGGAAGGTCGCTAATCACCAGGGAAGGAGAAGCGATTGAAGGGGAAGCGCTTAACGACGTTATAGTTGCTGGAGTTGTGACGTTCATTATCAACCGTGCGATCATCGACGATGACGAATGCCCAGCGATTTGAGATACAGATGTTAATCATGGGTTTGTGTACATATATGTGTACCTTTAATCTATAAAATTCGTAAATAAACCCAATAAAAACAATATATTAGATGTTTTATTTTTTATATCCATTTAACTAAGGGGACAAGGCGGCGGGATTATAGCGTTTTTTCCGCCGCCCGTTAAGCGCATTGCGATTAATTGCTTAATTTGCAGCCGTTTAGCCCTTTTTATCTGCTTCGGCCTTCGCTTTGGCTTTCTGTTCCTGGGTCATGTCGTTGCGAATCTGGGCGTGGCTTAGCAGGGCGAAGATAAAGGTGCCGCCGCAGATGTTGCCGGCGAGCGTCGGCAGCGCGAACGGCCAGAAGAACTCCTGCCAGGGCAGGGCGCCGCTGAAAATCAGATAGAAAATTTCCACACTGCCGACGACGATATGCGTGGTGTCCGCCAGCGCAATCAGCCAGGTCATCAGGATGATGACGATGACTTTCGCCGAGCCGGCGGCCGGGAACATCCAGACCATTGTCGCCACCAGCCAGCCGGAAATAATCGCGTTGGCAAACATTTCGGTCGGCGTGTTTTCCATGACTTTCTGGCTGATGCTTTGAAACGCCTCACGAGTGGCGTCATCGAAAATCGGCATGATATTAAACGCCCAGGCGGCGATAGCCCCACCCAATAAATTACCTAATAACACCACGCCCCACAGGCGCAGCAATAAAGCAATATTACCGGCGCTGGGTTTATGCATAATCGGCAGCACGGCGGTGACGGTATTTTCCGTAAACAGCTGCTGGCGGGCGAGAATGACAATAATAAAGCCGAAGGTGTATCCCAAATTCTCCAGCAGATAACCGCCGGGCAGGGCGCCAAGGTGAACATGAAAAATCCCCTTGGCTACCAGCGAGGCGCTGATCGACAAACCGGCGGCAATTGCTGACCATAGTAGCGCCATGGCGTCGCGCTCGAGCTCCTTTTCACCCTCCTGGCGAATCACCTCATGGGTAGCCATTGCCTGCGAAGGCAGACGCTCTTCATCTACTTCTATTTTCTCGCCATGCTGTTTCTCTTCGCTTTCAACTTCTCGTTCATCGCTATCATGCATACTGGTGGGGGTATTTTGTCGGGTCAT